TCATTTAACCATGTGGAATATGTTCAGGATACCCTTCTTACTACTTGGGATGCCTCTTCATTCCCAAGTAGGAATGATAGGTGGGATACTAGGGAGGGTGATATTCGTAAAGAAATTTATAGAATGACTCAAGCTAAACATAATATTTCTTTTGTTTATAAGGAGTCCTTACGAGCTATGATCACATCCTTTAATGATGTAGGGTATATTGATTCAGAAGAGAAGTTTAATAGCATCTTGTGTATCCATGCTAATGCTGAGAGGGCTATTGCCAAGCTGAAACAAGAGAATAATATTATCCTACCTATCATTTCTGTAGGCCAAACAACTTCAGACAATGATTCTGCTAGACAAAAGACAGAAAGCCTTTTAGTTAATGAGAAGTATTGGGATGCGAAAAAGAATAGGGCTTATAGAATCCTTAGTCTAGCTCCCAGGGCAGTGAATGTTAGGTATCAAGTAAACATCTGGACCAAGTACATGTCAGACATGGATCAAATTCTTGAACAGATTAGATTAAAATTCAATCCTGAAATGCAAGTCCCTACAGAGTTCTCTACATTAGCTAAGGCATACTTAGATTCTGAGGATGATGTTGGACAAGTAACTGTAGCTGATAAAGAGGATCGCGTTCTTAAGAAAACTATGAACATAGTCCTCAGAACTTACATCCCTAGTCCTAAGTTCCTGTATACCTCTACAGGTAAAATTGAAGAGTTCAAAGTGGAGACCTCATAATGTCTGATTTTATTTGTGTGGAAGCTTCTCCTGCAACTTGTGGGGACCCACAGACGGGGAGTAGCAGAGTAAAAATTGGTGGTTTGGGCGTTTGTAGGGTAGAGGTGGATACGGCTGGAGGTTTAATTATTGGCCCAGGATCCCAAAATATTTTTGTAGAGGGGTATAAAGTATCTTTGAATTTGGATGCTATTACAACTCATGGATTATCTCCTCACGCTGCTGCGAGAACTCTTGCAGGGCAATCAGTAGTGAATGCGTCTACAGGATTCGCTGCCATTACGGGAGACTCCGCAGATGCGCCTAGCCCTAACCTTATAACGACAAGCTTTAGTGCTGATAAGACATATCTTGCTTGTTCTGGGCAGGGGAAATACCCTCCCCATAGTATGGCGGGAGCTTGGCACCACTGCCATTCCGCTGGTGGAGGCACTTATCCTGGTCATCCCAAACCACCAACCGTAACTTATTCGTACACTATTAAAAACGATAGTTCCGATGTAGCACAACCCTTTATTGTAGGCTTTTGGAGGTTCTTAGATAATCAAGCTATTCCCGAAAGGGCTGTTCTTACTATAGCCTCTCAAGCGTTCTATCCTGATGTGGAGTTGTATGCCCAACAAGCCGTGGGGGAGTTGCAGCCTGGGGCTACCTACTCAGGTACTTTCCAATATAATGAGCCTTACTATGCAAATCAAATCGTTTATGGATTTGGTGTTTATCCAGATATATATAACACAACAACAGAGCCTGATGAGGATAACAGTGCCCCTACAATTACTATTTCCATGAGTAATACTTGCGGCGGGAATACAACTAGTGAGCCGCCTTGGAATGGACCCCTTTGATCTGAGTAAAAAAGTTTTCATAAAAGTAGTTTACCAATAGTACATAAGAAAGGAAGGAATTAGTTATGAAAGTTGTAAAAAATGATAGTCTACAAACCCTTACCATCTATTTCAATACTGAAAAAGGTTGTAAGGAGCGATTCATGAGACCTGGGGAGAGTCTTGTAGTTCCCGAGAGCTACATCACAGAACAAATCAAAACCCTACATCGGCGTAGGATTTTCAAGATTTCTAACGCTTAGGAGAAATTAAATGGCAAATTATGTTAGTCCTGGTGTTTACACCATTGAGAAAGATATTTCAGATTACGCCCCATCAATCAACACCTCTATTGTTGGTATTGTTGGGTATGCAGGTAAAGGTCCTACGAATAAGGCTACTTTAATCACTAGCCAAAATAGCCTTATTAGGACTTTTGGTGAGCCTAGTGAAGATATCCTTGGTCAAGCTCTTGAGGGTTCGCTAGAAATCTTAGAGCAAACGAATAGTATGTACTTCATCCGAGCCGCAGATAATACTGCTTTAGATGCTTCTGCAAATATGGGCCTAGGTTCTTGCCCCGCTCTTATCGTTTCTGGTAGTAATGCTTTTGCCGATGAGGGCTTTGGTGTTACAAGTGCCCTTACTTTAAGAATTCAAGTTTACAATAACGATGGTGTGGCTCAATTCCCTGATAATTCTAGTGCGGGTAAGGATTTTGTTGTCCCTGCTGGCACTGCTACCAGTCAAGCGGAAGCCATTCGTAAGATTGTTGGTGGTGGTTTAGATGCTGATAAGGTTGGCTGTTTCTTCACTGGGGCTGTTGGTTCGGCTGCAACTTCCTTAGGTCTCTCTGGTGCTATTGTCGGGAGCTTTGCTGGGTCAGGTGCTTCTATTGGTGTTTCCGCTGTTAGTTCGGTGACGGCAACTGGAACTAATTTCCCAGGAACTGCTGGTGTTTCTGCTTTAGCAGCAACTGTTCCTGTGAGTGCAGTAAGCAACTTCGGAGTATCTGGTCTCATGGCTTCAGCTTTAAGAATTTATGGTGGAAGTATCCTTACCTCTGGTACAAACTCCGCTTCTTATAAGTTAGAATCCTTATACCCTGGTGCGTCTTATAACGCTGGGTCAAAGGCAGACGGTACTACTAGCGGTAACAGTATTACTGTTGGCGATTTAGGATCCCAAAACTTTACTGTTAATGTTAATCAAGATGGTAATACTGAGGAAAATTTCAAATGTAGCTTCGTTGGTTCTGGTGTATTCATTGAAGATGTTATTAACACTGGTGAAACAAATACTACTTCCGATATCATTAAAGGTAACTTGGTTAAAAATGATACTGACGCTACCGTAGCGAAACTTGTAGATTACTCGGACTTGTTAAACACTCTGATGGGAGCGACTGAATTCCAAATTAGCTTCCCGTGGCTGGACCCTGTGCTTAACCCTACAGGTGCTGGTAGTGCCGCTATTAAGACACAGGTTTCTACGAATGGATCTAGGTGGAACAAGCTTGTTAAAGCTTCCGCTACTAGTATGTTGGGAGGAACTAACGGTGATGGTGTTGCTAATTCCGCTGCTACCTTGATTGGAGACGCTTCTGTTGAACCTAAGACTGGAATGCAGGGCTTAGATGATCCTATCCTCAATGTTGGTATTGCCTTGGTCCCAGGAATCCAAAATCAATCGGTTCAAAATGCTCTGATTACTTTAGCTGAAACGACTCAAAACTTCCTCGCTCTTGTATCGCCTCCTGTTGCGGTTGGAACTGTTCAGGATGCAATTGATTGGAGTAACGGTAAATCATCCTCTACGGGTGGGGCAAGAACCTCACCCATCAATAGCTCTTATGCTGCTATCTACTGGCCTTGGGTCAAGGTGTTCAGCACCTTCGATGGGATTGACCGCTGGTACGATCCTGCGATCTATGGAGCCCGTCAGATGGCTTTCACGGATGGTGTGGCTGATAGTTGGTTCGCTCCCGCTGGATACCGTAGGGGCCGTCTCACGAAGCCTACAGAGGTCGAGGTGAAGCTCAACCAAGGTGATAGGGATTCGATGTACTCTGGTGGAAATGTTGTTAACCCAATCGTTTCCTTCCCGCAACAAGGTATCACTATCTTTGGTCAAAGAACTACGCAAAGATCCCCCTCTGCGTTGGATAGAATTAATATCCGAAGACTTATGATTTACATTCGTAAGATTATTCTTGCGTCTACTCAAAGATTTGTTTTCGAGCCCAACGATCAATTCACTTGGTCACAAATCGAAGGAGTCCTCAACCCTTTCCTCGATGATATTCGTAGAAGAAGGGGTATCACTGAGTTCCGTGTCGTATGCGATGAAACTACTAACACTCCTCTTAGGGTTGATCGCAATGAACTTTGGACCAAGGTTCTCATTAAGCCTACCAAGACTGCTGAGATTCTCGTCTTCGAAATCAACCTAACTAACCAGTCGGCTCAGTTAGGGTAACAATAAGGAATTAAATAATGGCATCATCATATTATAAAACTAAGTATAAGCGTAACTTCACGCCTGGACAGGAACTGCCTACCATCTCCACTGATCTGGATTCGGTAAGAGCATATCAATTTGAGATTCACTTCTTTGGCTTGCCTGAAGATGTAACTAGCGAACCTGATTTAACTCTCGCTGCTAAGAAGGTTAGCGGTTTGGAAATGAAAAATGAAGCAATCGTTGTTGATCGTGTAAACGATAAAGTTTTCTACCCTGGCAAGACCACTCCTGGCGAGCTTAGTGTAGACTTCGATAACCTTTATCTTCGTGAAACCTCTTCTGATCTATACCGTTACTTCCGTAACATTTATGATCCGATTACAGGGGAAATGACTAAGACTTCTACGCCTGGGGGCACCGCTGGTAGGTCCTTTAAGGCTGACAAGGTTGAAGTAGTTATG